CTGGAAACGAGACTATCTCGGTCAATCTGGTGACCTCTGGCGGCACTGCTGGGGTATCTAATCTGATCGTTGACACCAGGTCGATTGCCCCAGACGAGACTTACACTTGCCCCGAGCTGGTGGGCCAGGCGCTCGAGCCTGGTGGATTTATCTCCACCATCGCAAGCGCAGCAACATCTCTTACGATTCGCGCATCAGGGCGAGAAATCACGGGTTGACGAAATGAACCGTTGTGAGACAATTATTCTGTCGAGCCTCAAGAGCCGCCGACAGCTCACTATCAAGGACAAGTGATGCTGGTTGAGACTAAAGACACCTCAGTTCAGATCAAACGCGATCAAGTGACGGCATTGCAGCATCTAATGCTCGAAATGCCTCAAGCTCCGGGTATGGATACAGACCACTTTTTTGCGGGTGGTATGTACTGCCGCAGAATCAAAATCCCAAAAGATACAGTTATTGTGAGCAAAGTTCACAAGACAGAACATTTTTTTATTGGCTGCGAGGGCGAACTGCACGTTGCAGGCCAAGGCGATAATTACATCATTCGACCTGGAGATATTGTCCCGTCACCCGTTGGAACAAAACGAGTTGTTTATGCGTTGACAGATGTTGTCGTGTTAACGATTCACAAAACAAATGAAGTTTGCGCGAACTCGAAGCTAGAAGAAGAATTGATGGAAGATGATCCATTGTCAATGTATGACGTAAACAATCAACCGAAACTAGGTGTGCTGGTCAGCGTTCCTAGTGCTGAAAAATTGGAGAACTAACATGGCATGGGTAGCCACAGCAATTGTTGGAAGTGCCGTCGTTGGCGGCTATTTTCAAGGCGAAGCCGCATCGGAAGCAGCTGGCGCTCAAACCGCAGCGTCGCAGGCTCAAATCGCTGAAAGCCGACGTCAATTTGATGAGGTTCGGAGACTTCTTCAACCCTACGTCGAGGCTGGAACGCCAGCGTTGCAGGCCCAGCAAGCGATGCTTGGTCTCGGAGGTGCGGAAGCAGAGAGAGCGCAAATTGCAGCCGTTGAGCGCTCCCCAACGTTTCAGGCGCTTCTTCGTCAAGGTGAAGAGTCATTGCTTCAAAGAGCTTCGGCAACGGGTGGTCTACGAGGTGGGAATGTCCAAGCGGCCCTGGCTCAGTTTCGCCCAGCTTTGCTTGCCCAAGAACTCGGTACTCGATACGAGCGCCTTGGTGGTCTGACCAGTCTTGGCCAGCGTTCCGCAGCTGGTGTTGGAGCTGCCGGGATGGAGTCTGGACGCGACATCTCAACTGCACTTGGTGGAATCGGTGCGGCACAAGCTGGTCAAGCCCTGGCTCAAGGTCAGGCATTTGCAAACATTGCCCAGTCTGTCCCGAACGCTTTGATTCTGTCTCGAATGCTTTCGCAGCCACAGGGAACTATGGTTCTGGGTGGAGGATTCTAAGATGGCACAACCTTTTAACTATCAGCTACAAGTTCAAGACCCATTCCAGTCCACTTTAAGAACGGTGCAGTTGGGCCAGTCGCTTCTCAATGTTCAAGCCGCACGGCAAAAAGCCGCGCTCGAGCAACAGGCCATGCAACAGGCAATGGAGCGTCAACAAAACTTCCAGACAAGAGCAAACAAAATTGTTCAGGGTGGTGTCTCAAATGCAACGGCAGAAGATTTTGCAGAACTTGCATTTTTTACAGACAAAGATACCGCTCAAAAATTGAGGGAAACTTGGTCATCTTTAGAAAAATCAAAACAACAAAATCTATTGCAATTTACCTCGGAAATAACATCGGCTCTTGCAAACAAACAACCAGACATTGCGGTGCAACGTCTTTTATCTCGCGCCGAAGCCTTAAGAAAAACCAACAGACCAGAAGATATTCAGCAGGCTGGATTGCTTGAATCTCAAGCTGAGATTGCCAAGACAAATCCTGATTTTTTAGAGTTCGATCTCAAATACAAACTGGCCGCTCTCCCCGGTGGCAAAGAGTATCTTGAGAACGTGGACAAGGCTCTGGCGACCAGGCGAGAGGAAGAACTACGCCCAGGAAGGCTTCAAGAGCAAACCGCCAAGGCACTCAAAGCAAGTGTCGAGGCAGACTTTGCTGGTTCTCAGGCCGTGAAAGACTTGGCATTGAAGCAGGCTCAGATCGACAACTACGCTGCCCAACAAGACATTGCAAGGCAGAACGTCAGAATTGCTACGCTTAATGCTCAAATTGCACAGGAAGGAAATGTACTCAGACGCCGTGAGCTTGAGGCCAAGCTTGCAGAGGCACAGGTCGTTCGTGATGAAAAGCTCCGCAAGAACGTCTCAGATGCCAACACAGCGTTTGCCAACTTCGACAACTTCTTGAATACCGCTGACCGCGCTCTGGCCGGGTGGGAAAGAGATAGGTCTGGGAAGATCGACATCAAGAGACCGAAAGGTTATGTTGAGTCTGCCACAGGCCCGATCTCGAGCCGCCTGCCGACGCTGTCTCAGGACACCGCAGACTTTGAAGAGCAGATCGAATCCCTGAAGTCACAGGCTTTCCTCTCCCAGGTTGAAAAAATGAAGGGTCTTGGTGCTTTGACAGAGCGAGAGGGTTCAGCTCTTACGGCAGCGCTGGCGAACCTCAATCTTCGCCAGAGTCCAGAGCAACTTGGTCGCAACCTTTTGGAAGCTCAAAGGTTGATCCTGAAGGGTCGAGAAGAGGCCGCTCGGAAGTACGGTGTCAGCGCAGCGCCTGATCGGCCTGCTGGCCCTGGCGGTGCAGCCCCAGCGCAAGTACCTGGCGCGGCAGTTCCAACCGCTGCGCCCCCAGCGCAAGCGCCAGGCGCAGCTGCTGCCCCTGTGTCAGATGTTCGCAGTCGAGCAGACGCAATTATTAGAGGCCAATGATGGCGACAGCTGACGAATATGCAGCCTGGATCGTAGCCAACTCCAATAGGAGAGGCACTCCAGACTTCAATACTGTGGTGCAGGCTTATGAAGAAGCCAAAGCACAAGAACGAACTGCGCCTGCTGTCGATCAGCGCACCATGCCAAGCGCGACTGCTGAGTCTGTTGCGGCGCAACGCAGAGAATCCCTGATTTCCCAGATCCCAGGCGTTGATGGCCGTCCTGTACCTCCTCAACCAGTCTATGTGCCTCCCACCGCTGGAGAGCGCGTTGTAGGCGCTGGAGAGGCCGCTCTGACCATCGCAACGGGCATTACGGGTGGTGTCCCAGGATATATTGCTGGAACGCTAGAAGGGCTTGCAGAATCGATTCTGACGGGTCAATTTGGCACTCAAGACGCAGTGCGACTGGTCGAGCAAAAGGCAGCACAAAGAGCAAGGGAGTATACCTACGCACCAAGGACTAGAGGTGGAGAAGAAGCCGTTGAATTTGTCGGTGGAGTTGCCGAACAACTTCCCCCGTTTGTCCCTGTTATCGGGCAGGCTGGAACTATTGCTCAAAGCGCCAGAATGGCCGCAGTCCCAGTGGAGGCAGCGGCAAGGCGTGGAGTACAAGTAGCGGCGCAAGCCCCGGCAGCGGTTCGCCAGGCCGTCTCTGAAGTCCCGACGATGGTTCGCCCTGGCCGTGTGGCCGCGGGTGCGACTGCAACCCCAGAAGAGCGCCGTCGGGTGGCTGTGGCAGAGCAACTAGGCTTCACTGGTCCCGCTGGATTGACTGCTGGTCAGAGAACTCGAAACTTCTCGCAGCTCCAGTTCGAGAAAGAAGCGGCAAAGCTTGGCGAGAGTGGCGCACCGCTTCGTGAGCGTGTGGGCAACCAGACCGCAAACCTCATTCAGCAATTCGATGCGATGGTTGACCGAACCGAGCCGATGCTGGTCGAGCCTCGAGATATTGGAAAGGCCGTCAGCAAGGCAGTGGTCAATAAGGCCGAAGTAAGTAGAAAACGAGTCAGAGAGGCTTATAAAAAAGCGGAGCAAGACGGATCAATGCTCGAGCCTGTGACGCTCGACAACCTCGCAACCGCAGCAACCGACATTCAGCGATTCGAGGGTGTGGCCGGGAACGTGGCTCCGATCCGTCGAGAGGCCGTTCGCCTTGGAATCTTGGTTGAAGATGCGGATGGAAACCTGATCCCACAGGCCAAACCAATCGCTGACACCGAACTGCTGCGGCAGTTCGTCAACGAAGCCACGGACTGGACCGACAAGCGCCAGGCGCTGATGGCTAGGAGAATCACCTCGGCAATAGATGAAGGAACCGAAGGAAAAGGTGGAGATGCTTACAAAGCAGCTCGGAAGCTTCGAGAGAACTTCGCCAATGAGTTTGAGAACGTCGGCCTCACGCAAAAGCTTCTGTCCACCAAGCGCGGCACGAACGAGAGAGCCATTGCATTTGATGAGGTCTTCGACAAGGTGGTCATCAATGCGCCGCTCGAGGAAATGAACAAGGTCAGAACGACCCTGATTACCGCCGGGCCAGAGGGCAGGCAAGCCTGGAACGAGATGAAGGCTGGAGCGATTCGATACATCAAAGACCGATCACTCTCGACCGCCCAGCGCGATGAAATGGGCAATCCGCTGTTGTCGCCTGACAAACTTAACTCGACGATTCGGACCTTGGATCGTGAAGGCAAGCTCGATTCATTGTTTGGCAAGAAGCAGGCGCAGAACATAAGAGATTTAGGTGAGCTGTCCATTGATATTTACACAGCACCACCAGGCGCAATCAACTTCTCGAATACGGCCTCGGCCCTGCAAGTCGCTCTGGATACCGTGCTGACATTTGGGGTGACTGGTGTCCCGGCCCCAGCTGCGACCGCATTGAGAGAGGCATCGAAATACGTCAAAAACCGTGAGACCAAGGCTAGAATCCGTAAAGCGTTGGAACCAATCAAAGAGGAATAAGAGGATGAAGAAATGCTTGCAATTTTTAAAAAATGGGCCGCATGGCTCTTTGCTTGGTTTTCTTCATTTTTTTGCTCAATCAAAGGAGAGCCAGTAATGTCTGCACTATCAGTTGAAGTCCCGTTTCCAGTTTTTTACGACAGGTCTGGTGAGCCTCTGGAGAATGGCTATGTCTGGATTGGACAGGCCAACCTTAATCCTCAGACCAACCCGATTCAGGTTTACTTCGACAAGAACCTCACTCAGCCAGCCGCACAGCCTCTGAGGACGCTGGCCGGATACATCTCGAACGCTGGAACGCCTGCACAGATTTATGTCGATAATATAAATTATTCAATATTAGTGCAAGATAAAAATGGAACAATGGTTTACAACTTTCCACAAAGCACTAATGACGATGCGTGTAGTATTGTTTATGACCCACCATTTGTCAATGCTGTTCCAACAACAGTTTGTTCTAAACTTGAAGAAGTAATTAGCGTTAAAGATTTCGGCGCTATTGGAAATGGTGTAGTTGACGATACTGGCGCATTTATTAATGCACTTGCTGCTGCTGGAGGAAATACAGTTTATGTTCCATCTGGTAGTTATAAAATTACTGGAACATTAGACGGTAATTTTGCCACTTTTGGAAATGTTACGATTGTTGATGGATATGTTAACTATATAAATAACGTATCAGTTTCAAATTCATCAGTTGTAATGTATAGAACTGTTAATTCAACAAATTCGACCCCCGGTAAATGGGTTGTTTTAACGCCAGAAGGGCCGCTTAACACAACAGGCTCAACAACAGAGGGTTTGCAAGAAGCAATTAATTATATTACGCAATACGGTTACGATCTTTATGTATATGGAAGCCCTGTTGGGCCTCCAAATTTTCCACCGCCGTACACAAGTTTTAATGGCCAAGAACCAGCCATTATGTTTTTAAATAGTCCAATTACTTTTTATCCCTTGCAAAAGGGCGTAATAAAAATTACTGATGTAACTTTGAATTTCAACAGCCCAGTTACGGGCGCAGCCATTACATTTGATTCAATCATTATTGCTGACATTGATTTTAGCGGGTCACAAATTGTATGCGCGGCCGCTCAAACGGGGGTACTATTTAAACCAACAAATTTTTTGCCCCAGGACGCTGCGGCTGGCATTGTTATTTCTGATTGCAGAATTAAATTATGTGCTGTTTATCCATTAGCACCAGGCTCCAATTGCGTATCAATCGATTGCACTGATGGGCCTTTTATTGGTGTTGACTTAAATATATCAGAATTAAATGCTGGTGCTTATGGATTAATTGTTGACCCAGCAACAAATGGATTTATTTCAAACAAAATTTTTATTCTTGATGCCCATGATCAAACGTCGGCATCTTTATCAATTGGAACTAATGCAACTAATGGCATAAATGCTTATGGAAACATTATTGAGTTTTTTGCCCAACCTGACACAGGTTGCGTTGGTATTGATATGTGGGGCGTTGACAACATTGTTCAGGCAACAGTATTGGGTAACCAAGGTTTGCCAGCGGTCGCTATTAAATTAGAAAGTTCAGCATCACAAAATATAATTCAAGCTGGAAGATTACAGGGAACAATATTAATTCAAGATTTGTCAACCACAAAAAGCAATTTAATACAATATGGAAGTGATGCCTGTTCGGTTTATTTAATAGCGGCAAGTCAATCAATACCAAATAATTCTGCAACAAAAATATTGTTTGATGACAAAGAGTTCGATCAAATGAATACGTTTAACACAGCCCTCTCACGTTGGATACCTGGGGTGCCAGGAAACGGTCAAATAAGCGCAAACATTAATTATTTAGATGCATTGCCAGCTGGTTCTGTGTTCAAAGCGGCAGTATACAAAAATGGAAACGTGTATAAACAAACAGCAGATGTTTCTGGTTCAAATGTTGGTGGCAATTCAATTGGTATTTCTTGCACAGTTCAAATTGATAGCCCAACAGATTATTTTGAAATTTATGCATTTCAAAACTCTGGTGGTGCAAAAAATATGAGCGGAAATCAAATTGATACTTGGGCAACTTTTAAAAGATTGTGAGAATAAAAATGACTTTTGATAGCCAAAAACAAAAAGATGAAATTTTAAAATATGTTACTGATGAAAAATTGAGAGAAGAAATTGTTAAAGCCAAAATAGTAGAACCCTGGGTTTCGGAAAGCGGAAAATAAAGGAATTATCATGTTAAAAACTATTTCGTCAATTACCAACGCAATCGGAGCCTTAAATTTTAAAGGCACTTGGAATGCTTCCACGAACACGCCCACAATTGTCTCTTCTGTCGGGGTGAAGGGTGACTACTATGTGGTCTCTGTGGGAGGTTCTACGAACATCAACGGTATCTCGAACTGGGGTGTCGGTGACTGGATCACGTTCAACGGTTCAGTCTGGCAGCGGGTCGAGGGCGGCGCGGATCTCAACGGAGTAAACTTGACGGTGTCTGGAAACTCAGACATGGGCAACATTCGTATTGCGTCCAACACAATCAGTAGCCAAAACACTGACGGCAACATTGACCTTACACCTAATGGCACTGGCCGAACCACAGTTACGAACCTTACTACGACTTCCCCCAGAATTGTTACAAGCCTAAACGACACTAACGGCAATGAAGTTTTTAATATTACGGCAACAGCATCAGCAGTTAATGAATTTACATTACAAAATTCGGCAACTGGGGCTGGTGTAATACTTTCATCAACTGGTGCTGATACGAATGTAAATATTAATATATCTCCGAAAGGTGCTGGAACTGTAAATATTGGTACAACATCATCTAGTGGGAAACTAACTGTACAGACAACGACAACGTCAGAAAGAGGTTTGTATGTAAAGCAAGCTGCCGCAAGCTCAAATGAAGCAACAGCTGCCGCTCGGTTTTCCAAGGCAAGTAATACCAGCACAACTGGTCAAGTTTTTGTGGAATTTACGATAAACAATGATGCTGCTGGGTCAGGACAAATTAACGCCAATGGTGCAAGTCAAGCGGCATTTGGTTCGTTTTCAGATGCAAGGTTAAAACAGAACATTGTAGATTTGTCAAATCAACTAGATAAATTATGTGCTTTGCGGCCTGTTGAATTTGATTACATTGAATCTGAGGGCGGCGGTCATCAAATTGGTTTTATTGCTCAAGAACTACAAGAAATTTATCCTGATGCTGTTGGTAAACGCGCTCCAGACGGTATGTTAACTGTAACTGGCTGGAACAAAACGGAAGCGCGACTAGTAAAAGCAATTCAAGAACAACAAATATTAATTGAAAACTTGGGCCAAAGAATTTTAAAACTTGAATCGAAAGGAAACTAACATGGCATCAGCATCACAATTTCCGTTTCAACCACTAGGGCCGTCGCACCTTATCGTTGCGAACGTCGCTCCACCCGCCCCGGTTCAGATCAGTGTTGATCCTGGCTCGACTGGTTATGGGCAGTATCGGATCATCAACAACAGCGCGGATACCGTGTTTCTTGGTGTCGGAGCGAACGCGGCCCAGGCGACTGCTCGAGCTGCGGCCATCGTTGCTGGTACGCCTCAGAAGACGATTGTCTTGGTGCCTGGCGCAGTCGAGATCCTCCGATTCAATGGCGATGCGTTCTTCACTGCTGCCTGCCCAGCGGGTGCAGCTGACATTTACATCACGCCTGGTCAGGGTCTATGAATGCAACTCGACCAGGTTGTCTTCAATTGGGCGGTAGCGGTCGCTGGATTCCTTGGTGGATGGGTACTCAAGGTGATCTGGGACGCGATCACTGACCTCAAGAAGGATATTCGTGCAATGGATATCAAGATGCACGAAGACTTCGTGAGGCGCGACGACTTCAAGGACGCAATGAGTCACGTTCAAAAAGACATGGACGAGATTAAGACCGACATGAAAGAAGGCTTTAGAACGGTCAACACGACTCTTGGTCTTATCTTCAAGAAGCTCGACCACAAAGAGGACAAAAATGTTTGATCCATTGAGCGTTGCCGCAATATTTGGCCCTCTGGCTGTTGAAGCAGGCAAGGCCGTCATTAATAAATATCTTGCGCCATCAGAGTTCAAGCCTGCGACGGTGGATCAATACGTCCAGATGCGAGAAGTCGATCTTAAAATGTTCCAGGCCATGAACGATGCTGGAGGCTCGAATCCTTCTTATCCTTGGGTGGACGCCATTGTGCGCCTAATGCGCCCCACTGTTGCGGCCATAGTCTTGGGAACTTGGGCTTACAGTAAGCTTGCTGGCTTTCCTTCAGATGCCATTGACAACTTTGCCGCGGCCATTGGGTTCTACCTATTCGGTGATCGGACTCTCTTCTACGCAAGGAAGGGAATGCAGAAGTAATGGATTGGGGGCGGTATCCGAGCTTTAAGGAGTCTGAGTTCGCTTGCAGGCATTGTGGCCAGGTCAAGATGGACCCCGACTTCATGCACCGCCTTCAGATACTTCGAGATCGGTTCAAGAAGCCTATGACGATCACCTCTGGCTACCGATGCCCACAGCACCCCATCGAGGCCGCTAAGAGCGCCCCAGGGCCGCACAGCACGGGTAAGGCAGCAGACGTTGGAGTCCAGGGCGCAGATGCCCATAGAATCCTATCTATTGCGCTTGATATGAACTTCAAAGGGATTGGGGTGCAACAGAAAGGTGACAAGAGATTTTTGCACCTTGATGATCTGACGGACGGTGCAAGACCGACAGTCTGGAGTTATTAGTTCTGCGGAGCTGGCCCACCGTCCAGAGATTCGTTCAACATTCTCCTTGCGAATCTGGTCAGCTCCGCACCCTGCTATCTTCCGTAGCAAGTCACATCGACAACAACATCGGCTGGCCTTCCGTTAATGAAGCGCTTGCCATAGATGACATAGTTGCGAAGACCAGCTTGCCTGCACTCCTCGATGGCCTGGATGACTTGCTGCCGAGACATCGCGAAGGTTTCTTTCTCGACCATCAGCTGAGACTCCCCAGAGCTGGTCATCGGTCCTGAACCAGGCAGAGACGAGCAACCCGCGGTGACGATACCGAGAGCGCAGAGCGCGACGTAGGTGAACATTTTCTTTCCTTCCATGATTGCTTTCCTTTCGAGTTAAAACGGGATGTCGTCATCAGAATCAACAGATTTGGAAGCCTGTGACGAATCAGGTCTCCCACCAACGAGGACAAGACGGCCCACCACGATCTCTGTGGTGTACTTATCCTGCCCATCCTTGTCAGTCCACTTCCGAGTCCTCAGGGAGCCTTCTATGAAGACCTGAGAGCCTTTCTTCAGGTACTCCCCAGCGACCTCTGCTGCCTTATTGAAAGCGCAGCACTTGTGCCATTCGGTGTATTCCTTCCTCTCTCCACTTTTCACGGAGACCGTCGAGGTGGCGACAGTGAAGTTACAGACTGCCGTACCGTCTGGCATCGAACGTCTTTCAGGGTCTGCTCCCAGGCGTCCTAAAAGCAAGGTTTTATTGACTGAACTCATTTGCTTTCCTTATCTATGGTTACTTTTAATTTGCCAGAACTCCAAAAGCCTTAAGAACATCTGCCAGCCGCGGTCCAAGTCTTCCTGGCTCCATTCGATCACTTGAACGAGGCCAGGATGGTTGCGACTGACAAATACGTTGGCGCACCTAGCGCGTTGAGCGCCCAGGCCCACCCGGTAAGCAGCGAGTTGCAAGAAATGCTCATCGAATGCCGAGACCTTGTCGTCTGGCCCGAAGTCTTTGGTCTTGATGTCACAGACAAACCCACCGAAGTTTCTTGAAGGATCGGCAGGGATAAAGAGATCACACTTTCCACCGAAGCCCAGCTCGTGGGCGAAAGACTTCTCTGAGATCCACTCCCAGTCATTGAAGTGGCTCGAGATAGCCGCGACCGCGCCCTCGACGTAATCGGCAAACTCTGGGTCATAGGATCGACCCTCGAAGTGAGCCTGAATCTCCGCATGGATTGCGGTCCCAAACTCCGCAGCCTGTTTGCCCTGCTCTTTAGAGTCCTCGATGATGCGGTTCACCCAGTCAGATTCCGACTCGCCTTCCTGGCGCGGCAGCGTTAGAGCTGCAAGCAAGACTTGATTCTGCTTCCAAATCTCAAGACCAGGCTTCGCAGCGACCCCAAGAATGGTGGTCACAGAAGGCACCAGATTGAGCTTACGAGCGTCTTTGAGGTTGGTGGGGCGGTCCTCACCCTTTGCCGACTTGACGGTGTAGGCAGGGACACCTTCGCGGGTGTACCAGTGGCCAGACTCTTTTGCGTGTTTGATTTCCATTTTCTTGCCTTTCAATGATTGATTAACGAACTTCTATTATGCCTCTTTCCCACAATAGTTGCAAGGTGCGCTCAAATGCCCGATCCCAAAGACCGAACCGGGTGCCTTTATCAAAGTCTTTACCCTGGTCGATCTGGGAATGACAGGCGTGGCACATGGCCGCGATTGCCCAATCGTGGGCCTTCATTCCCTTTCCTTTCCCGTGGCGCAGCTGATTCGAGTGCGCTGCGACCACCGTCCCATCCTCGATGCCGCAGACGGTGCAGGGAAGTTGCCTTACGGCCTCAAGCAGTTTCTTGTTGCGATAGTTCAAAGTGAACCCCTTTCTCTGATCCGAATGCGTAGGCCAGCTCGAGAAGGTCCGAGAACTCGCTCTTGGTCATTTTGCTGGTGGACGACCCTAAAACGACCCAGCCACCGTTGATGCCTGGCGCCATCCTCTGCTCTTTTTTTAACCCTGCGGTAAGTATGTGTTTCCAGTCTTCAGGACTCAGGAACTGCCCATGCCACTCGACCTGTTGGGATATATCTGTCAGGACTGCCCAGAGATGGGCATTTTGGTCTAGTGAGCGCCTTTTCTCACTGATCCTGACCTCATACCCTTCCGGGGCTTCAGAAACGGCTCTGAGGGCGTTTTGACGGGCAATCTGATGGGATAGGACGAAGATCTTCATTTTAGCCCCCGCATGATCCGAATAAGGTCTTTGACGGTGATCCCTTCGAGTTTTGCATATTCGAGTATCTGGTCGATCACTCTTTTCCGCAGCTCACGGATCTCTGTCTCTGCCGCGGCCAGGTCGTGGCGCAGCTGGTTGATCTCGTATTCTTGTGGAGTCATATCGTCACCAGCTCACCGATTCTGACTGCAAGCTGTCTCGATTTCTTGCCGGACAAGTAGACCTTGCTGGCGAGATCCTGATTCCCGATAAATATCGGTGCTGGCACTGGAATGCCGCGCTGTAGATACGCTTCGTCGGGCGACCTGGTTCCGACGAGCATCTCTGGGAACTCGAACTGACCGCGGGAGGTGTATGCCCTGTGTATCTCGCAGAATCGGTGCTGAAGGTATGACAGCTCGGTTTCCAGGGTCTGGCAGATCTTCGGCCATCCTCCAAGATCCATTACGGCGACATGGATTGCAGGGTCATCGAATACGACGTCCTGGTACTGCCCGATCCTTTGCATGGCCTCCAAGACCTTCCCCCAGGCCAGCAGCGCCTGGTCGGTCTTTGTGCCAGAGAGCTGCCGGATAATGTCGGCAACCTTGGGCGCGAACTGGCCAACGTCTGCATCTGTGGCGTGTTTGGTCATCGCCTTTTGGATCTGTTCCAGCTCGAAGCCCTGGCAAGCCTGCCACCATAGATCCAGAACGAAGGTCGAGGTGTCCTGGCGATAGTAGGACATGACGTTTTCAAGTAAGGCTTTGAACTGTGGTTTGTCATCTGGTTTCATTTGCTGTCTCCTTGGCAAGCCAGGCGTCACCGACTGCTCGGTTTCTAGCTTCCAGCGCTTCCTGGCGGTTTAACGATTTCTCTCTTACCCACTCGGCCTTAAAGCCTCTCCATCCGCGCAGCACACACTCGCGCAGCGCAGCTTCCAGATTCCATCCGGCCTTTTTGGCTTCCTTCTGGATTCCATCTATTGCAGTCTGAGTGATGGTAGCTCTTTGTGCCTTCCTATGCTGACAGAAGTCATTCCAGACCGATTCCTCGACATCTGGTGGCCGAGAAAACGCCGCAAGGCGCGTATTGTTTTTAACTGGTTCTTGGTTATTGGTTATTGGTTTATGTTTCTTGTTTGGTTGAACGTCCGTTGAACCGACGTTCAACGCCCGTTGCTTTCTGGCTTCAGCAGAGGCTTTACCGGCCACGCTGGCCTGTGCAGACTTGCCGTGATACTTGCAAATTTCCTGGTCTGCTCGTTTGTTTACCCAACCGTTTTCATCGAGCGTAAAGAACTCGTTAAGCACTCGTTCAACGTCCGTTGAGCATTCGTTCATGGAAATCAAACGAGCGCATTTTTCTGGCTCTTTTGGAAGTGGTTTCTCTTGGAGGTAGTAAAGGTCGAGGAGCCTGCGGTAAGCGAGGTCTTCGTCCCTGGAGAGATGCCGAGTGTGACTGGCATAGTCCCCGATGTTGAACTGGTAGTAGTGCAAGACAATCTCCATTGGCGCTGATCTATCCGGTGGAAATTCCGGGAAGCCAGCACCCTGACGGGTTAAGAACGGTCAGATAGACCAGCCCAATAGAGACTGCCATCCGACTTCCAATGCGCTTTCCACGGCGCAGCCTGATGATAACGTAGAACTGTGAAAGTTCAAGTGGAGGGCCAAGAATGCAAAACAACCGGCTCTCACCCCGGTGGCCCCCCAGAATCAAGACTAACCGAAGCGACCAGGTCGACCAAAATTAACCCACCAATAGCGTCAGCCAGGTCAATCGTGATGGGCCTAAAGTCTCGGTCATTGATCCCCCAGGCGTCTGCAACCCCGTCCAGCCCGGACTTGATCGAGGCAAGGCAGTTATCGAGATCCCGCGGCTGTCTGGTGGGCGGGAAGAAGGTCAATTTGAGCGCGTGACGGCCTTGTGGGAGTCTGATAAGGGATTGCCTGGCAATTGCCCAACAAGCCAGCCTGTAGGCTTTAGCAGCCTTTGCCTTGGCTAGTCTGTGCGTCCGAGAATTGGGAGAGAGTTCTTTCGGTGGCCAGGGAAGGGTAATCATCAGTTAACTGTAGGGGTTTTCGGATTAAGAAAAAATGAGCAGTCATCTATTGCAAAGGGGCTGGAAATGTGGACAATAGATCATGTTGTAACAATACCATCAACCTTGAAGGAGCAGAAAATGGACGATCTCGGCGCACTACACTACCAGCAGCAGCTGGAGCAGCAACAGCAGGAAGAGGATTACTTCAGCTTCAGAACCAATCACCCTGTTTACCATGAGTTCTCGATCGATGGGCAGCGCTGCGAGGATGGCGATCTCATCCTCAACATCGGGCAAGGCGGCTGCAAGGCATGGGTCGTTCTCACTCGGGAAGACGCAAAGACCCTGGCGCATTACCTAAAGGTCTTGACCAAATGAACCAACTAGGACTCTTTGAGGGCCGCGCCAGGCGCGACAAGGGGCTGGCCAAAGTCTCCCAGGGCTTTGGCTGGTGGCTCGATCAAGCCCGGTTCTTGGCAGAGAAAATCGCCAGAGAACAGGGGCGGGTCAGCTCAGACGAGATCCACCAGGTCTGCCCACTTCCAGAAGGCGCACACCACAACCTCATGGGCGCAGTGTTCAAAGACCCCCGGTTCAAACCCGTCGGGTATCTTCCGAGCAGGCGTCCAGAGGCCCACGGCAGGATCATTCGCATCTATTGCGTTTGACAATAGAACCGTTACAATAGAACTTCCACCAACCAAGAAGGAGCAGAAAATGAAGGTATATCAGGCAATCAACAAGGTTCAGCACGAACTCTCGAAGATTGGCATTGCCAAGGACTCGAAGAACCAGGTGCAGAACTTCAACTTCCGCGGCATCGATGCGGTCTATAACGCGATGTCACCGCTCTTGGCAGAGCATGGGCTGTGCATTCTCCCGAGGATGCTCTCGCGGATCTGCGAGGAGCGCGTCAACGCCAAGGGAACGGCGCTCTTTTATGTGACTGTCGAGGCCGAGTTCGATCTGGTGAGTGCTGAAGACGGGTCAAAGCACACGATCAAGACATTCGGTGAGGCGATGGACTCGGGCGACAAGGCGACAAACAAGGCGATGTCAGCTGCTTACAAGTACGCCTGCTTTCAAGCCTTTGCAATCCCGACTGAAGGTGACAACGACGCAGACGCGCACACGCATGAGGTTAAGGCTGCAAAACCAGTCAAGGTCGCAGAATCCATCATAGTTGACAATGAAATCGCAATCAATGAATCGGAGAACATCGATGAACTCAAGAAAATATTCACAGTCGCCATTAATGCAGTTCAGTCTGACCGGGAAGCAGTTGCAAGAATTACGGCAGCGAAGGATCGACGCAAAGCAGAACTCCAGACGGAACTGCCTGCTAACAGCGGTAACGCTGGTAAGCCTGTTCTTGCTGCTTAACTTCTTGCCGGAGTTATTCAGATGAACGAATCCCAGAAACAGTGGGGACTCGGGGTGCTGGTGGGGGTGTTTGCAACTACCCTCATCTGCATCGGGATCAACAAGATCAAGTCCCAAGAGCCACCCTCAGAAGTCTTGCCAAAAACCGTAATTGATGCGTACAACCAGGGCCTCAAAGACGCTTTAAGGCTCAATCCCGTGTCTCTGGAACTCGACCAGGCGTGTTTATCGCTCTGGGCCAACAAGCAACCCTTTAAGGAATAGAAAATGGAAACCATAGAAATGGACGGCGATAATTTCGTCATCGACATCGAGTCGATCAAGTACACAGACCCATGCCACCCTCGCTGGGCAGATTGCTGGGGCGATGTCGTTGGAGGCTACGAGATCTCTTTTCGCGCCTGGTGCGACGGGGAGATGGTCACCGATAATGTGATTCTTCGGTATCTTGAGAAGAAAATCATCGACCAGATCAAGGAGCAGAGCGATGAAACTTAGCCCTAATGAGCAAAAGGTCTTAGATTATCTCCGCAAACCACGGACGGCCATCGAAGTGCAGGACTATCTCGGTCACCAGATGCCCCCATACGGGATTCTGAGACTTCTTCAGAGACTCGACCTGGTAGACAAGGTCGGGCCGTACGAGAGGGCGCTATCGACTTTCGTGGCCTCTGGAAGACCCATGAAACTAGAGAAGAACTACATGGAGTACCGGGAGCCGCAAGTAGTCATGGGGGTGAAACTATGACCAAAGAAGAGATTTCCGAGCTGGTCGCAGCGCTTCCCCAGGGAATGGATGCAGACGAGTTCATCGTCAAGCTGGTTAACTGGGCGGTGGACATCGAGCGCGATGCAATCATCAAGATTCTTGAGGCGTACAAAAACCTCGATGCGTTTACTGCAAAACAGGTAAGTCAGGCAACAATAGAAGCAATCCGAGCAAGAGGGATCGATCTAGCCAAGGTTGGCGTGTGGGGTCATAAATGGGTTGGATTGACCGACGAAGAAAAACAATGGTTCAAGGGTTGTGGCCTTGTTGGTGTAGACATTATCGAAGCTAAGTTGCGGGAGAAAAACGGTGGATCACTAGCGCAGCCAAAGCAAGAACCTGTAGCATGAGCCAGGCGCGTTCGGGAATGTCACTACACCAGTGGGCAGCAGAGAACGGCTGGTTGCCACTCTACACAGGACCATAATGAATCTTTATCTTGCAATCATTTTTTTCTGCGTTGGCCCTAAATGTGGCCTGTTTGTTAACACGCAAGAGGCCCATCCAAACCTAGAAGCCTGCCAGGACGATCTGATAATAATGGTTCAAAAGATAAACCAGGCCGGAGCTGATTTTACCTACCCAGCCTGTGCGCCTCTCAAATTTATGAGAACAGCCTAAAAAATGAGGTGCAATAGTTGATATGCCCAGACTGTGAAACGAACACCAGAGTCAAAGAAACCAGGCAGATCGAAGAGCGTCGAACATGGATCAAAAGAAGAAGATACTGCCCAGCCTGCGACAAAGACTTCTGGACAATAGAACTGCCAGCCACAGACTTCGGAGAAGAAAATGAACAAGATCAAGTGGACGTTTATCGACACCTATAAAAGAAGACGGGTATTCAACAATCCCGTTATCAGCGCAATAGATGCAATCAGGAGAGCCTGGCAAGTCTGGCGTGGACAATAATTCTGGAATACAATTATTGCCAAGGAGAATCATCATGGAAGAGATCAAAAAAGAGCGCTCTGGCGCAGTCACTAAAATACGGGCCTGCTTGAACGGCCAGCCCTTAACTCACGCAGACCTCAGAGAGAAGCACCCCGAGCTGTCGGATGGCCAGATCAGCATGAGCCTGGCTCACCTACGCAAGAAAGGTCTGATCGAACAAGAGAAGATTGCAAGGGTCAAAGGATTCGGGCGTAAGGAAATCTGGACCTACAAACTCAAGACCGAAGCGCAAGCATGAAAAACCTCGGTGGCCGACCCAAAGAGCTTAATGACGCAATAATTGCGAAAGCGCAAGAGTACGTTGACGGCGCTTACGTTATCGACGAGCTTGTGCCAACTATTGTCGGGCTTGCCCTTTACATCGATAAGAGAAGGCAGACGATCTATGAGTGGGCTAAGGAAAACCCTAAGTTTTCTGACATCGTAGGAAAAGTTCTCGAGAAACAAGAGAGAGGACTGCTCAAGGGCGGTCTAATGGGCGACTACAACGCTTCAATCAGCAAGCTGATGCTGACCAAGCACGGATACTCAGATAAGGTTGAGAGCGAGATTAGCGGCCCTGGCGGCGGTCCATTGGTTTCAGAGGTGAGATTGACCATTGTCGACCCTCAACATTGAAATCCCACGCTGGGCCGTCGATGTTCTAACTAAGCCAGCTCGATACCGCGCAGCCTTCGGTGGCCGAGGATCAGGCAAATCCCACGCATTCGCTGAATACATCATCAGAAGGTGCGTGACCAATAAGACAGACGTTGTATGCGTCCGTGAGGTCCAGAAGTCGCTCAACCAGTCAGTCAAGAAGTTGCTCGAGGAAAAGATCGAGAAGCTCCAGGTCGGGCAGCTCTTCGAGATCCAGCGGGATCAGATACTGACCCCCCGCGGTGGTCGGATCATCTTCCAAGGGCTTCAAAATCACACAGCCGACTCGATCAAGTCTTTGGAAGGTTACGACCTCGCCTGGGTGGAAGAGGCTCAGAGTCTTTCCCAGCGCAGTCTGGACCTATTGCGCCCGACGATCAGGAAGCCTGGCTCGGAGCTGCTCTTCACCTGGAACCCGAGACTAGAGTCCGATCCAGTCGATCATCTCTTGCGTGGCCCGAACCCACCGCCTGATGCCATCGTCGTTGAGGTCAATTACGAGAACAATCCCTGGTTCCCGGATGTCCTGAAAGCCGAAATGGAGTACGACAAGGCCAGGGACATGGACAAATATCTCCATGTCTGGAAGGGATCGTATGTCACCAACTCCCAAACCAGAGTCTTCAAGAACTGGAAGGTTGAGGAGTTCGAGGCTCCGAAAGACGCAATCCACCGCCTGGGCGCTGACTGGGGATTCGCCATAGATCCGACAGTCCTGGTGCGTTGTCATATTGTTGGCCGCACTCTGTTCGTTGATTACGAGGCTTATATGGTTGGGTGCGAGATTACGGACACGCCAGCCCTGTTCTTCTCGGTCCCAGAATCAGAGAAGTGGCCAATCGTCGCGGATTCCTCCCGGCCCGAGACAATCTCTTACATGAGAGCCAATGGATTCCCCAAGATAATGAGCGCGGTTAAGGGAGCTAATTCAGTTGAAGAAGGTGTCGAGTGGCTCAAGTCTTATGACATTGTGGTGCATCCGCGGTGCATTCATACCATCGACGAGCTGACGCTCTACTCTTACAAGCAAGACCCGCTGACTGGGAAGATTCTGCCCAGGCTCG